GACTACCTCCAGCGGTATGACGCCCAGCAGGAGCGCGGGGAAACCCGCGATATGGCCCTCGGTAGGTTCACGATGGCGATGAAGGACCTAGCCATCGAGCTGTCCGTCCCCGTCATCCTGCTTGCCCAGCTAGGGCGCAGCGTGGAGCGCGAGAACCGCGAGCCCCGCCTGTCCGACCTGCGGGAGAGTGGCAACTTGGAACAGGACGCCGACCGCGTCATCTTCCTCAACGCCCCCGACCATCGCCCTGACGGCACGATGCAAACCATCACCGACAACGACCTGCGTTTCATCTACGTGGACGCCATCCAAGCCAAGGGTCGCAGCGACGGCACGGGCCGTTGCGGGATGATGTTCGACCGCCCCATCACCAAGCTCCTTCCCTACGCACCTGTATGAACACCTCACCCAACTTCTCTGAGGCCTCGTTAGACCTCATCCTTGGCGACCGCAACGAAGCCTACGGCAATCCCCGCGAAGACTTTGAGGGCATTGCTATGATGTGGTCTGGCCTCATCAACGCCAAGCTGCATCGCGAAATCACCGCCGAGGATGTGGCCCGTATGATGGTGGCCCTCAAGCTGCGCCGGGACAGCCATCGCCAGAAGGACGACAACCTCATCGACGCTCACGGCTACCTGCATTGCCTGAGTTGGATTCAGAAAGGGCTGCGCCCCGCGAGAGGAGATGAGGTATGAGCCTAGGATATGATGTGTCGGAGACGATGATCTCTATCCGCCACATCCTAGCCAAGCATACGAAGGGCTGGAAGTGGGATGAGATTCCTGATGTCGTCGTGAAGTCCAAGAAGGAGCCATCCCGCAACCAGATTGAGAAGCCCGAGCTTCTCTATCAGGTGAGCAAGGCGCTGGACGAGGGCATCCACCTTAAGGAGGCGTCCCATCGCTTCGACATCTCCTGCACTACGGCGTCTATGATTAAGCGCCGCCTTGAGCGCTACGAGGGTATGCCTCACGACCGTGACGGCATCCTCCTGTGGTGCGTTGAGAGGAAGAATGCCAAAGCCAAAGCCAGAACTGACGCGAGCAGGTAGACAATGGACGGAGGCACGCTACTGGTCCTTCTTAAGAAGCGCTTTAAGGCGTGCCTTCGTTCGTTGGCCTCCAAACTACCAAGCGAGAAACGCAGGGCGCAGGCCTTACGTCGGGCCAGTGAAGCAGCAGAAATGGGAGTACGAATGCGCCATCTGTCACCAGTGGTTCCAGCAGAAGCAAACACAGTTGGACCACGTAAACCCGTGTGGGCAGTTGAGAAGCACCTCAGACCTGCCGGGGTTCGTGGAGAGGTTGTTCTGCGAGAAAGACGGGCTAAGGGTGCTGTGCAAACCCTGCCACACGGAGGTGACCAATGCAGCTAGATATGTTCAATCTGGTGAAGGAGGCTCAACCGGAGTGGGTGAAGGCCCAGCCCGAGCCACCAAAGCCAAAGCGCGGAAGCCTCAATCACCTAAGTGCGTGCGGGTGGGAGACGTTCCGCCCCAAGCCTTACACGATTCGTAAGGAAGGCCCATACAAGTGCTGGATTCTGAATGAAAACTGACGGCAAACACGTTAACCACTCGGTGGACATCCCCTGCAAGTTGGGGGAGTCCATCAAGATCATCCCCTTTGGCGACGTACATCGCGACTCCGAGATGCACGCCCACTCTACGTGGAAGGAGTTTCTGGACTACGCCCAAGCCCAGAAGAACGCCTACTTCCTAGGAATGGGCGACTACACTGACGGCGTATCAACCTCTGAACGAGCCATTCTCAATGCTTCCAACCTACATTCCACCACCAAGATTTCTATGGGCGATATGTATAAAGGCGTTGTGCGTACTCTCGCTAACGAGCTTAGCTTTATGCGCAATCGCTGCATTGGCCTTCTTGGCGGTAATCATTATTTTGATTACAATGACGGCCAGAACACTGACCACCTGCTTGCGTCGGCTCTTCAGACGAGGCATCTAGGGGTCCACTCGTTCATCCTAGTGCGGCTGATGGTGGAGCAACGGAAGAATGGTCGCGGCACGCCTCGTCACATCCCGCTTTGGATTCAGGCCCATCACGGGCTAGGGGGAGGGGCTTTGGCCGGTAGCCAATACAACCCGATCCAGAAGATGGGGCATATGTTCCCACGGGCTCACATCAATTTGATGGGACATAGCCACGGAAAGGGCTGCAATGGGGGCAACGTAGTGCTGGTGCCTCGGGAGACTCGGGAGTTCCCGTTCTTCACAATCGACGAGCAGCCTAGCTGGCAGGGCCGTACAGGTAGCTTCCTGAAGGTGTACGAGGACGGCAAGTCCTCCTACAACGTAGACGCTTGCCGCAGCCCCAATGCGCTGGGCTGGATTGAGTTTGAGGTGACGCCCAAGCGCGTAACCTCAGATGGAGTCGATCAACTCACCATCTCCATCCGAGGCACTAGCTGATTACGATCTAGGGTTAAGGACGGCCAGCCAGCTTCTGGCGAATCTGAAGCTCCACCTCTGGCGTAACCACGCCAGACTTAACCAACTGGCGCTTAAATGCCTGAGCCACCTCGGGAGCGCCAGCGTCCACATAGGTGGACATGGCCTTGATGATGTTGTCGGCTCTTTCCTTGTCGCCCACACTCATCCCGGCAAAGAGACGGGTGATATTGGTCACCCCGCGCTTCTCCTCGACGAGGTGGTTTTGGTAGCTATTCATTAGGCTACTCAGCATCATTCGGTCGCTACCTGCGATGTTCTTGATGAGTTCACGGGCTTGGGGCCGTTTCTGCGGGTCCGACATGATGCCGTCAATGATGTCACTGTGACTCTCGCTGATGCCTCGGGTCATTGGCACTTGGTAGCCAAAGATGGCAGCGGCAATAACACGGTTGGGCACACCGGCAGCGCGGAAGGAGTCAATGATACGGTTGTCGTCAAACCCTCCTCGTTCCGACAGCAGCTTCAAGCTGCGGTAGATGGAGTTGAGGTCCTGCTGAGCACGCAGGTAGCGCGTATTCCGCTCGTTGTATACCTGCTCCTCATTCAGCCCACGATACTGCTCCGTAGTCTCGTCATAGGCCCCCTTCAGGATGCGCTTGTAGCCAGTCAGCTCCTGACCCATAGGCTGAGCAATGTCTCGGATACGTACCGAAGCCGAACCCAGAATGTCCATAGTATTGGCGCGATAGCCACCAAACCGCTTGATCTGGTCGTCTAGCGTATAGACAGTGCCAAGCTTGTTGGTCTCCCCCATAATGGCCTTCTCAGTGCGGGCCAGCGTGCCAACCACAAACTGAGGCAGGAAGGCTCTGGTGATGAGCCGCTCCATTAGCTTCACGTTGTCACGGGGTTCCGTGATCGCCACCTGTGTGTTGTAGTAGGTGTTCGTAACCGCTTCGGTAGCAGATGTGAACAGGGGACCAATGTCGTCTCCTAAGAACGTGGTCTTTAGGTAGGGCATTGGATTCTCGCCCTTATATGCAGCCAGCATGGTGCCCATCATGTTGGCGTAGGGCATCAGGTAGTTGATCGGAGCGTAGGTGAACTTCTTCCCGTCCTCGCTGATCTTGTAGATGTTGGTCTTATACTGGTCGAAGGAGGGAGAGATGAGGCGCATTGCCTCCTCCTCCTTCTCGCTGGTTCCAAACATCCGGTTGCCAGCTACGGCAACACCAGCCGTAACGCCAGCCACGGCACTCATTGACATGGCCCGCTTGGCAAACTGCTTGGCAGCAGCAGTGCGGGTTTGCTGGTTGGTGGCGGTGAGAGACAGCTCAAGAAGTCGCTTGTTGTGGACAAGCATATTCTTGAAGTTGCGGATCACCTCGTACTCGAAAGAGCCGAAGGCATTGGCTACGCCAGCAGCCGACATCTGCTTGAAGCGTCGGTTAATCTTGTCGTAGGTCTGATACTGGTTACTGGTGAGGCCAGCCGCTAGGCGCTCAAACTGATCTAGACCAGTTCCGTTAAGCTTCATTTTCTCTTTTCCAGAAAAGAAGATGGCGCCTTCAGGTCCAAGCTCCTTCATTTCCTGAAGGAAGTTTTGGTAGATGGAATACCTGACAGCCGTGTCAGGGAAGCCATAGGCATTGGACGCCTTGTCCATCCACTTCTTGTAGCGAGTGGTTTGAGTGGCGCTTTGAGTGAGGCCACGCAGTTCCTCCACTTCTGCACCGCCGCGAAGCACATTGAGTTCGCGCAGGCGCTTGAACTCCTTCATCTGGGCCAGCTTCTCCTTGGTGCCCATGTTCCCTCCGCGCCAGCCATAGCTATAGGCCGACTTACGCAGGCCAGTCCAAAGCGTGATGGGGTTCACTGCACCAGCGGAAGCTGCAAAGGCTAGATTGCCAAACATCTGAGGGGCAAAGGCTTCTGGTAGATTGCCAACCGTCTTCATGGCCTTAGAGAAGCCCGAGAAGCTTAGTATGGCCTTCATCACCCCATTGTCCCCGAATAGGTGAGGGCTTTGAAGTTCTTGATGCGCATCGGCCCAAGCCTTCGGAACCTTGATTCCGGCAAGAGCAGAGTGCGTAACTGGTTGGTCTCCAGGGACTAGCTTGACATAGTCCTCCCCCATCTGCGAGGTGTCGGCCTTGGTTCCAATGCCTGAATTTAATAGGAAGTCGGCCAACTCCTTATCGTGCTTCGCCTGAATAATTAGGCGCTCCTGTGCATTCAGGGTGATTTCTGCAACAAGACCCGGGTCGTCCACCTTGCCAAGCCAATCGCGAGCGCGTGGAGACAGGTCCTTACGAGCCTTCAGCGGCGAGGATAGCCCGCCAATCATGCTCTTGTCGATATCTCCGCCAGAAGTGATGAGGGATACGTCTCTCACCATCTCCTTCATGTAATTGTCGGCATAGGCTTCAGCCTGCTGCCGCGTGATTGGAGACTTCTTCTTGACGGCTTCAGCCTCAAAGCCATCGGCCAACTCAGTCATGAAGGCAGCACGGGCCTGCGGCGTGTCCCAATCCACACCACGCTTGGCCTTTTCATTGAAAGCCATGTAGCCAATGCGGGTGTAGTCCCCTCCGTTGTCCGTGATCTTCTTCCCAAGCGAATCGGCCATGTTGGGGTAGAGGGTGACGATGTTCTTGGCATTCTCCGCCCTGAGAGTGTGAAGCTGTTCCATCGCCAGCTTCAGCTCTGGGCTCAGGTTGTTGGGGGACATCCTCCCCTCCATCACTGATAGGATGTCAGCAGCAGCCTGAGTGGGATCGGGCTCCTTGTTCGCTAGGTCAGAGATGAGCTTGTTCCAGTCGGCGTTGTCAGACCTCGATCCTTTGAGTGCCCCTTGGAACTCGTAGTTCATGTGAACTACTGGATCGCCAACGATGGACTCTGGTCCCCCAACTACCCTCTTGCCCAGTTGTGCAGCCTGCTTGCCGCTTTGTGCAATGATAGACGGGATGTGGGTGCCGCCGTATGTGGCCAAGCCGTAAGCCACCGCAGTGGGCAGGGCATTGGTGTTCCCCTTCTCTCGCTCGTTGTTGTAGACGTATGCGCCAACGCCAAATCCAGTGCCCACCTGAGCCGTCTGTGCGGCAATGGGATTGGCAATCAAGTTTCCGTTGGTGATGTAACGCTTCTCAATGCCACCCAAGGCTCCGCCACCAACCGCACCCACGGCCAAAGGAACCTTAATCTCATCCCAAGTTGGAAGCCGATTCTCGTCGATGGCCTTCTCCACCACTTCAGCAGAGGCTGCGGTGACGGCACCTTGAGCCGTGCGGAATACGATTGGAATGGAATAGCCAGCCGACTTGGCTACCGTCTTGGCTCCAATAGCACCGGGGATGGTGCCAAGAATAGCAGAGCCCACAATCTGCCCGCCACTGATTGGCTTATCCGAGCCAGCAGCCTGCTCCCATAGTTGGCGAAGGTAGCTGCCAGTAGCACCACCTAGGGCGCCACCCGCCATTGCGCCCTTAACAGCACCAGCAACGGTTCCCGGCCCCGGGGCTACACCCGTGCCAAGCGCAGCCCCGGTGAGCCCCCCTAGGATGCTACCGCCAACAGAGGCAACACCCTCGATGCCCATTCCAATCACCATATCGGTGAGAGATGGCTCCTTGGAATTTACGATGGCGGTGTTGGATTCCTGAGCCTTCTGCTGGCCGCTTTGAGCGGCCATGTAGGACTCTACTTCATCCGTAGATGGCTGAGTCTCCGCTTCGACATCAACCGTCCCGTAGCGGGTGCTTACCGTGAATTTGGGCATGGCCCAATGATAGCCTATCTTGCCCTAAACTGCCGCAACTGTTGACCGTAGGACCGGCTAAAGGGCTGAAATTCGGCCCCCAGCTTCACTTCGCCACGGGTGTCTTGGGTGCGGCTAAGGAATAAATCGAGATCGCGCTGAGATAGCTTGATGCGGGTGCGCTTCCCATTGTCTCCATTGGAGGACTCAATGAAGAACTCGGGGGCCTTGCCACGATCTCCGCTCCGTGCGCTTCGACTAATCTCGTCTGCAATCTTTTGGGCGGCTGGGCTGAGCTTGATTACCTGCCCAAGGGGGCCTTGCTCAGGAGTCTGATAGCGCTGGAATGGCAGGGGAGTCTCCATTTCCGGCTGCATAGCAACAGCAGTGGCGCGAGCATCGCGGTCCAGAAATGTGCTATCCATTCCGGCGGGTCCAAACGGAATCGAGGACGATTCAATTGGCTTCTCCTTGCCCTTGCTCGGGTTGACCCCTCCACGATAGGAAGGACCCTTGTAGTCCCACTTTCCAGCATCCGACTTGCGATAGCCGAAATTGACCATCGCCTCGTCAAACGTCTTGGACGGGGTATCGCTGCTCTCCGCCAAGGATTGCGCGTAGCTCAGTTCCTGAGCACGAGCCGCCTCAAATGCAGGCTTGTTCAGGTTGCGAGCCAAAGCACCAAGACCAATCTTCTCCGGGACTAAGTTCTTGTCTGCCCAGCGCATTGCTGAGGCAAGGGCACGCGAAACAGTCGGGGTTGGCCGAAAGTCTGCACCCTCTCCTCGCTCCATACCAGCAGGCCCCATCGGGATCACTGCGTTAATGGATGGAGGAGCACTCAGGTCCACCGGAGGAGGAGCAACAGGGGTGGGAGCAGCCACCGAAGTGTCAATCGAAGGCGTAGCGGCAGAACGAGGAAGGGTGCCAGCAGAGAATTTAGCACCCATGCGAGCCAACAATGACGGCACAGAGGCCGTGGTGGCGGGGGCCGCAGCAGGCGTAGGCTGAGTGCCGGGAGCAGAGACGCTAACGCCCGTTATGTTGGACTTAGTTGCAGGAGCAGGGGCGCCTCCCTTGCCCGGGGCAGCGATGGCAACCGGAGACTTAAGGCCCCACAGACTGTCCAGATTCTCCCGAGTCTGGTTCATCTGAACATCATCCTTCGGATTGATGATGTTGAATTGAGTAACCAATTCATTACGCGCCTTGATGTTCTCAGGGCTGTTCCTGTCGGCGCGGTTCAGTAGCTCCGTATACTTGTTGAAGATTTGAGACGTATCCTTCTGACGCTTCTCAAGAACTTGGATTGCTGAAGGAGCAGACCCCGCCTCAAGTAGCTTGCTAGTAATCTCACCAGTGTTGAAGTTGACGGTCTGGAACACGCGGTTCTTCCCATCGGTAACCTCCAAGAAGCCGTTAGGCATCCTCTTTAGAGCTTCATTAATCCGCGTGGTCCGCGCCGCAGTCTCGGCGTTTTCAGCTTTGAGCTTCTTAATCTGCTCATCATATTGCCCAACCTTCATTCCGAACTCAATGGAGTTCTGGGACATATTGAGCATCGAGGCGATTGCCTCTGGGCTCATGTTGTGGTAGAGGCCAAGGCGGATGGCCTCATCTTGATTCGGCATCCGACCAAGCTCTCCAGCCGAGCTAAATACCCTTGAGAAGGCCTTGCGGTCATTCTCGGCACGCAGATTATCAGCTCTGGCCTTTTCTAGCTGGAACTGATTGTTGTCCATTGCTAGCTTACGGGCCTTGGCCTCCTCACCCAAACGGTTCTGCTCCGAGTAGGTGACTAGCAACGCATTCATCTTGGAGTTGTCGGCAAACGACAACCCGCCGTTCTTGGTCTGCTTATCGCGGAGCTTTTGAAACTCGGGGTCAGCATTCAGCACCGGGTCCTTCTCCGCCACCCTAAGCATCGCGCTGTTCTTGCCCTCAAGGATGGAGTTCTTCTCGCGATTTTGGACGTAGGTCTTGAAGCCCTCGCTGATCTGTGACCCAATCCCAGCCATAGACTGAGCCCGAATTTGAGCAGCCTGCTGCGTGCCCTGCGCCTGCGCCTGCGCAGCCTGAAGGATGGGCGAGAAATCCTGCCGCAACAGGGATGGATTTACCTGTGAGCCGAAGGTGAACATAGGGGTATTCTACCGCTTCAAATAACTGGCCTCCAACTTAGGAGCCCAACGAAGCTGGCTAGAGACATTGCTGACGGTGAGACCCCACTTGGGGCAATGAACGCTATTCCCCGTATTCTGGGACATACAGGCGTAGCAGCAGCCAATGTAGTCTGGGTTGTTGGTCTTGTCGTCCTTCTCCACCCATTCACCATCCCGCTTCTCATAACGCTCGTGGTGAATCGGGATGTTGTTCTCCTCGATGTACCGCCATACGTCCGCGTGGGTGAAGTGGCGGATTGGGAACGCCGCAGACGGAGCCCCGATGTTCATAGCCACATCCGAGAACAGGGGCACATCACCCATAATCGGATCGCTGTCTACCGACTTATGGCCGTGGAACACTAAGTCGAAGGGGTAGTTGAACGTGCCGGTTGGCTTGCCGTAGATTTCAGTAAGGGCACAAAGGGTGTCTGGCCCCTTGTCTTCGTGCTTCAGGCCCGTGGGCAGATGAACGGTTCTGGCTCCAATCTGGTAGTAGTTGACTACCTCCATATCCGAACCGACTTCCGCTGCTGCCGTGCTAGCGGGAGGGTAGTCGATAACGTGCAAGTCCCACTCCTTCATCACCCGATTGGCGTAGTCATATTTGTGATGCTGGAATGGCTCTCGGTGGAAGATAACCTTCAGTCGCTTGAAGGTGTTAACCAAATGCAGGACAACCACACTGTCCTTGCCAAAGCTGCACATCACCGCCGGATTCCTTGAGTTCTCAAGGCCAGCCTTGATAGTGAGTTTGGCTAGGGCGACTTTCTGCTCATAGGTCATAGAGCAGCAAGAGCAGCAGTTCCTGCCTTTGCGGCAAGACCAGATGTCAATGCGGCGCCTGCAATACTGCCGAACATAGAACTCTTTCCAGCGGACTTGGTAGCAGCCGCCGTCTTCTCCGCAGCCTCCAACGTCTTGTTGGCCGAGTAGATGTTGGCGTTGTAGTTGCTCAGGTTGGCGGCGTTGGTAGCCGCCAGATTGACACCAGTATTCGGGTCAAACTTCTGGCTGGGAGATACGGTAGAGCCAGCAGTGAAGTAGTTCATTCCACCGGCCACACCGGGAGCAGGAGTGTTGTAGCCCGTGGCGTTCAACCCGGCATTGCTCACATTGCCGTAAGTGTTCACCTGATTGAGGTTGTATGCGCGATCCGACTCACGCAAGCCCTGCGTAGACTGGCCAAGCAGACCCAGATTACGGAGGTAGTCCTGCTGGGCGGTGTAGTTAAACCCACGATTGGCCTCCGCAAAGCGATTGGCAGCGTCAGCGTTAAACCGACTCGTATCCAAACCAGTCTGGATATTGAAGCGGTTTACATCTTGCAGGTTGCTGATGTTGAATTGGTCGGCCTGCATCCCCGCCTGTTGGTTGGCCAGTGACGCCTGTAGCCCCGTTTGTTGATTGGCAAGGGCCGCTCGCAGGAATGCATCCTGATTGGCCTGCGAAGCCTGCAACCCAGTCTGCTGATTGGCCTGCGCCGCACGTAGAGCCGACTCCACGTTGAAGGTGCCAGCCTGTAGACCAGTGGCCACATTGGCCTGCTGACGGGCAATGTCAGCCCGAAGAACGTCCGTAGCCAACCCCTGACCGGCCTGTTGGGCCCCCAGAAGCTGAGCGTTAATCCCCTGCGCAGCAGCCAAGTCCTGCATTTGGCGTTCACGAGAAGCGCCAGCACGGGCAAGCGCCTCCCCAGTGATGCCAAGGTTGTCCTCCAGCCTTCCGCTAGAAGCAAACCGCTCACGCGCCCCTTGAGTGGCAGCACGAAGCTCTTCTGGGTTGAGCTGGCCCGGGGCCGTCGCCATCCCCAAACCCTGAGCCTGAAGGGCCTGAGACAGCGGGGAAAGCTGCTGATTGCTTAAAGCCTGCTGATAGAGCGATTGGCCCAGAGCACCAGCGCCCACCTCTCCAGCCTGCACTTGACCTGCTGCGATGCGCTCCGCAGCAATGCGCTCCGCTGCCACCCGCTCGGCCTGCACCTGCTGAGGGGTGAGCCTTCCGCCAACCCCTAGCTGACCAGCCATAATCCGCTCAGGACTCAGGTCGATGTTGCTAGGAGCGCCGCCAAGAAGCTGCTTAGACAGGGCATCGTAAGCCGCATTGGTCGAAACACCCCCAAGGGCATCCGACCGATCCATAGCCGACTTCAGGTAGGGGTTCCCGGCTATGTAAGCTGCAATGGACGCACCACCAAACTGCCCAAACCGATCAACCTCAAACTGCGACTGCGTGCGGGTTTCGTCCCGGGCCACATTCCCAGCCGTATTGGTCAGGTTTCCAATTAAAGCGGTGAGGGAATTGATATTGCGGTTGCGAGCCGCAATGTCCATATCCTGAAACCGCGTTCCGTACTCCTGCTCCAGCTTGAAAAGCTGGTCCATTAGCTCTGGACTGAACGAGCTAAGGTAGTTGGCCATTGCCGCACCCGGGTCCACCGTGTACGCACCGGGAGCCCCGCCCTGCCCCGGCAACTGCACTACGCCACCCGTGGGGTTGTAGTTAGGCTTGGGGTTGTTCACGCCAACAAGACCTAGGTCTTCGGATGTTTCGGCCATAATTAAGCGAATTTGGTCTGGCTGGCCAGAACGGTGAACGTAGCAGAGGCGGTCTTAATCACCACGAAGCTGTATGCGTCAATCGAGGAGGCGTTGCCAGCCGCCGGGGCAGTGCCACCAGCCCACTTTGGGGTGACGGAATTGCCGTCGATTTGCATCCCACTTTGGTAGTAGGCCGTAGCACCCTGCGTAGCCAGCACCACGAACGTGAACGAGTCACCCGTGGCCATCATAGCGTTCAGGGTGTTTGATCCGTCCCCGCGCAGGTTGATGGTCCAGTTGCCCGTAGCACTGGCAGTGACGTAAGCCACAGCGCCATCAAGGGCATTGAAGTTGACGGTGCCAGACAGCCCTGTACCCGAAATAGAGGCCCTTTCGATCATCTCGTACACCTTGGTGGTGCCAGACGCAGAAAGAGTCGTAAATGCAGCGGAAGACGGTCCATTGAGGCCAATGGGCGTGCTCTCAATGGACCCAGCCGACATCTGCGAGCTGGTGTTCCAAGTAGGAGCGCCCGTAGAAAGCTTAGCTGGGGTGATTCCCCCATCCCGAACAATCACTGCCCCGCCAGAAAGCTGCGTCGTGACATTGTCCACCGCGTTGGCTGCAAACGTGGCGTTGTTGACGGCATTGTTCAGCGTCGTGGCCGTAACGCTGTCGCCCGTGGCGAACGTGTTGCCTGTGGCTAGGATGGGCATTTTAGGTCTTGGAAGTGGCCGTTGGGTCTGTGGTGGAAGCCTGCACCTTTACGGCTCGCAGCTTGGGGCGTCCTGCAAGCGGGACGATTGAAAGCTGGGCGCCATATCCGCGCTTGTTGCCGATTCTACCACGCACGGAGGCGTCTTCACCCACATCCAAAAAGCCACCAAGCAGGTCGGAAACGGTTCCGGCAGAGGTGGTTGAGTCTGGGTTCTCCACCTCAATCGCAATGCCAGCATTCGACGCCTGTGAGCTGGACGACTCAATGTGCAACTCGTAGGTGGAGAACTTCTTACGCTCCATCGTCCCGTAGCTGTATTGCCTCGTCGTTAGCTTAGAGTAGATGGGATAGGCAACGGACGGGACGCCAGCAAACAGGGAGAGATTGTCATTGTTGTCCTCACGGCCATCCACCTTGTGGATCGAGCCGGACGGGCTAACCGTGAACATAGACGCCAGCCCGTTGTTCTCGCCCACGATGAGGTTGTCGATGGCCCAACCAGACGCCCTCACCTCGTCCACGCTCTCCCAGCCCTGATTGAGGAAGTTGTAGACGAGCAGGGCGTTGTTCGTCGTGGAAGCATCCAGCGGGATGGCAAGGTAGTAGCGGTTGTTGAAATAAGCCGCCACGGCGTTTCCGACGTAGTCCTTGTTAATCCGTGCGATGGTGCCCGCGATAGGCTCCGACAACGGCACGCCAGCCCCTCTCAAGTTGTAGAGGTCGCCAAAAGCGGCTGCGTACACGCCGTTGTCGGAGAGGAACAGCACCTGATTGCCCACCTGAAGGATGGACCGTCGAGCCACGCACCCAATCTCCGAGGTGATGGCAGTGACGCTGGTGTCGGAAATGGCACCGCTGATGCCGCGCACCAAGTGAATAGAGTTGCGGTTGAACACCAGCAGATTGTCCTCAGCAAACGCCTGCAACCCGACCACGTAATCAGCAATACCCGCCGTGATGCGGTATTGGTTTTGCAGCCGGTCGTAGGTGTTGCTGTCGAGAATGTCAGACGCGATGATCTCGTCTCGACGATTGCGGTTGGTGTAGCTCCCAGCGGCTGGCTCGTACCAGTAGGGAACCCATAGCCGACGCTGATGATAGTAGCCCCAGCTCGGGGAGGGCATATGAATGAAGCCCTTCCCGCTACTCACCTTCTTGGACAGGACCACCGAGTTGGGGGCCATATCCCGCACCTGAGCGTAGAAGTAGAAGGCGTTGCCATCGCCAATGTCGCCCACGGTGTAGGCCACATCGCCCTCCTCCAGCTCAGAGGTTCCACGGTCGATGACGTACACCTTGTCGCCAACGGCCAGCCCGTGGTTGGTCGCGGCAACCGTTACCACGCCATTGCTGATCTGGCAGTTGACGGCTGCGTCGAAATACACCGGCTGCGTGTAGACGCCACTGGCCACAGCCGTGAACGCAGGGGAGCCCGTCAACACGCCATTCCACTCCAGCGCGGTTTGGCCCTCGCGAAACAGCAGCACTTTGTCGAAGCACTGGAGCAGTTCCACGGCACTCGTAATGCTCACCCCGGCAGGGTAGACGACGGTGGTGGAAGCACCTCCGCCCACAGGCGTGGCAATGGCCTCCTTGTTGGTCGCCCGAATGATGTAGTTGGCGTTGTTGCTGGACGGGTCCGAGAACAGGCAGGAGCCGTAAACGCCAGTGGTGGCCGTAGCCGAGAGCTTAGGCGCCGACGTAGTGGCGCTGCTCAGGGCATAGGTTTCGCTGCCAGTGGCGCCAGTGATCGTGAACGTGAAGGTGCTGGCTCCCGTCACCGTGATGAGCCGATTCCCGGTGGGGTCGATGGTGCCATTAACCCCGTTCACACTCACCAGCGTGTTGCTGCTGAAGCTGTGCGCTGACGAGGTGGTGATCGTGACGGTGGCAGAAGAGCGGGTGGCGGAGCTGATGTTCACGGTGGCATACAGTTTCCACACGGAGGGGTCTAGGAGTCGAATGGATTCCGTGTTAGCCGTCAGCGTAGGGCCAAAGCTGTCCAGCCCCTTACGCACCTGCCAAGCGGCCTCAAGGTCCATCCGGCCATTGATGCTCTCCGCCAACTCCCCTTGCGCAAGCTGATCTGGGCGCTTGCGGTTGTTGAAGCTGGAGAAGCCAACATCCCCGTCGTCGAGCACCATCGTGTCGAGGGCGCCGTATTTGGAGTACCTAGGCATTATTGATAGAGGTAGCGAATCACTACGGTTCCGCCTAGGCCGCTGTATCCGGTTCCGGTATCGTCTTCGTATCCGCCGCCATCACCTCGATTGCCGGGGCCAAGGTATGTTCCGTCGCTGCTAAATGGGCCACCGGCTGCATAATCCAATCCAGTTATAACAGTATCCGTGTATCCCGGGCCTCCATCGGGAGAGCTACCCGCACCACCAGCGCCACCACCGCCTCCTTGAAAGCCTCCGCCATTATAGCCAAGCCCACCAGACGCAGAAGTGGGCTGAAGGGCGGCTCCTCCGCCAAACGGACCAGAACCACCAGAACCGCCTGCACTTCCTAACACGGAACTCTGGGACCTGCCAGCTCCGCCGCCAATAGCAGTAATACCGAAGAAGGTACTGTCGCCACCGTTTGTTCCGTTAGCAGAATTGTAGGCACCCCCTGCGCCGACAACGACTGAATAAGAACCGGACGATGGGGTTTGAGAGGTTCTGAAGACCACGCCGCCAGCACCGCCGCCTTGCTGTTGTGCAGCGCCACCGCCACCAGCAACGAGAATGTAGTCAATCGTCCTGCCCGAGGGAACCGAAGTTACGGAGAACGTCCCCGAAGACGTAAATGTGTGGTATTTGTAATTCCCACTAGTGGTGATCGTCCCACCCGTAGCCGATATGAACCCAGCTACGGTTGCATTGATACCAAACAGCCCGAAGGCTCGGGCCCCGGCTGCGCCTGTGGTGGAGAGGAGCGGCATACCCCTATCCTACCACGCCTAGCTCTTCAGGAACAGGCCTTGCGCTTGGACGAGTAGTCGCCCTTACGCGGAGCCCCATACTCCATCATCCGCTCCTTCTTGCCCTCCCCCTTCTCGTGCATCATCTTGGCCTTCTTGGTCTTGTAGCGTTCGCCGGATTTACTCATAGGAATTAGTTTGACTGAAATTGAGATTTCCCTCCACCTCCCCGCTAGGGGAGGAAGCTAGCAGGACCACAGCACCTTGCGAGCCCAGTAGTTGGCCGAGAGCTTCCCGTCCCCGCCCTTGATGCCGCCAGACCTAGCGCAGTAGGACTTCCGGCGCTCCAAGGAGCGATGCTGGGTGTAGTCCTTCATCGAGCTATCACCGAAATGGACGATCCTCTCCTGCCCATTCGCACAGGCCTTCACCACCTTCTTCTTCCCCGGCCTCCAGCTCTTCATCGGCTGGTTGCACGGCATATCCGCCTTGCTCTTCTTCATTTGCTGGCCTCCCGATTCCACTTCCAGATGAGGTAGAAGATGCCCAGAAGGGTGCCAATGAGCCCAGCCACCTGATTGATCTGGGTGAGAGTGATGGAAGCGGCCACTGGCGTGCTGGCGGCAATAATGTCCCTAGGATGGAGCATCTGAAACAGTTTACCACGATTTGCGCTCATAGTCGGCAATGGCTTTCAGGGCCTCAGCAGTGAAATGCGGGGCAAACTGAGCCGCTGCCGGGAACTCAGGGTGCTGGAGAAGCTGCTGCACCTTGGGCGTCGTTCCGCACCCGCATAGGGCAAGCCCCGTAAGGGCACACAGGAGGGCCATTGCGGGCGTTCTGGATGGCTTGGTCGATGGCATTGTGTGCTTGGACTAGGCGAGCCTCCTGTAGGGCGTCTAGAAGCCTGTTTAAGAAGGGAACAATCTTAGACAGGGCTAGGACTAGGCCCACTACGCTGGTCATTGCAGGTAGGGGTCTGGGGCTAGGATTACCGCTGGATCAAGGCCAAGCTGAGCGCAGATGGCAATGGCAGTTGGGTTATTGTTCCAGAACCAAGCGTAGTTGGTCCAGAGAAACTGTTGCTCAGCGGGCAATCCGTTAATAACTGCCATTAAGTCTGGAATCTTTCCGGCATCCAATACACGGCTAGTAATCGTGTCTTTGCTTACGCGGTATGGTGGCACGTAGGCAGTTGGGTCCCAGCCTCCAGCGCGCAAAGCGTTGAACTCCTCTATCGTTACTTGCTGCCAGCCGTCACCGGGCGGCATCGTGTTGCCGAAGTAATACTGGTTGGTGGTGAGATTGATGTAGGCCATGGTCAGAAATAAGTGATGAAGATTGCTCGGCCAGCGCCGCCAGTTCCGCCAGTTCCGCCGGTATTGGCTGCACCGATGCCGGAACCTCCGCCTCCGCCTCCGCCAGATGGAAACCCGCCTGCTCCACCCGGCCTACCGTTTCCAGTAACTGTCGGTCTACCACCGCCGCTGCCTCCCCCACCGCTAAAGGGGCAAACAGTCCCAGCGTTTGATCCAGCGTTGCCGTTAGAATCTGAGGCGGTTTGCGCTCCGCCGCCAGAAACGCCGGGGTTGTAATTTAACGGGCCGGTGCCGCCACCAGCGGCGCCGGGATGGCCTTGGGTAGTCCCCTGCCCCCCACCGGGTCCACCCCCGCCACCGCCCCAAACAGACGAAGCCCCGCTGAATGGGTTTTGGCTGGTCGGATAGTTCCCGTTCCCGCCGCCGCCGCCCCATTCCGCGCGCAGTCCACTATTCCCGGCCCAGCCGGCCCCGCCTTGCCCAGAGATACCGTTAATACCAACGCTGCCAGTTTGGGGTAGCCCGCCTACGCCGGACCCACTGGTTGCCGTCCCGCCCTGTCCTGCGGTTCCGCCTCCGCCTCCTCCGGTCTCATTAGTTGAACTCACCGCTCCTCTGCCCCCGCCACCACCGCCGGCCATTAAAATAATACCGCTGGTTGGCGGGTTGGTGTTGTTTGTCGCAACGGTGGTGTTGCCGCCAGCTCCTCCCGTCGTCCCATTGGCCGCTCCGCTGGCGCCCGCACCACCCGCGCCGCTAGCTCCGACGATCACGTACAACGCCGAGGGGAGCTGATCGGCAAAAAACGTCTGCTGATTGGCGGCGCCGCCACCGGCACTTCCACCACCCATTGAGCCGGTGTCGGCAGACGTTCCTCCGCCACCGCCACCGCCTCCTCCGTGAAGAGTGATGGTGACCGCCTTGGCCCCGGCGGGCTTGTTCCAAGTCTGCACGGAGCCGGTCGTCGTGATTACGTCAACCTGAGTGCCTTTTCCTGCCGGTCCGGCAATGCCAATCGGGATGAGACTGGAAAGGTTCATCTTAGAAATAGGTGACAATTACGGCTCGGCCATTCCCGCCATTACCGCCTGCGCCACCCGTGGTGATTCCTGAACCCCCACCTCCGCCGCCTCCAGAAGGGTAGCCACCGGCTCCGCCTTGACCTCCGGTTGTGCTGCCTCCGCCACCTCCACCTCCGCCGGCTCCCGAAGGATAGGTAGTCCCGGCGTCTGAACCTGCGCCTCCGTTGTTCCCAGCCCCCGGCCCCCCAATAGCAACTGCACCTGCTCCGCCACCGAATGAGGGCGTGGAGGTGTTAGAGCGCAAATAACGTCCGCTGCAACCACCTGCGCTTCCTCCGCCGCGGTTTGTTTGGCTTGCGGAGGAGCCCCATAATATGCCGCCATTTCCTCCACCTCCACCTCCGTACATACTGCTGCCGCCTGTTCTAAAGTCGTTGCCATCCTGACGGCTGCCACCGCCTCCACCCCCGCCCCATTCAGCCCTTCCTACGTCGTTTGACCCATTCGTACCTGCGCCACCCTGCCCACCGATTGCGTCGACAATTGCGGAGGTAGCTGGAAGACCGCCCGGGATAAGATTGTACGATGTAAACGCAGTAGTCCCAGCCCCCGCGGTCCCACCACCTCCACCCCCACAAAGATAGGTAGCTACTAAAGCGCGGTTGAACCCGCCCATACCGCCACCTCCGCCCCCAGCCATAATTAAATTACCGGGCGTAGTCGTGTTCGGATTATTGCTGGTAGAAATAATGGTGTTTCCGCCAGCCCCACCAAGCCCGCCGTCGGAACTATTGCCGCCAGCGCCGCCAGCGCCGCCAGCTCCTGCAAGCACGTACAGGATAGAGGGCAAATCATCGGCCCGGTACAGTTGGCGAGAATGAGCGCCACCGCCACCTCCGGTCCCGCCCATACGTTGTTCATCTCCACCATTTACACGGCCCCCACCGCCGCCTCCTCCGGCGCCGTGAACGATAAACAAAACGGACTTAGCTCCGGCGGGTTTTGTCCAAATATCAACCACGCCCGGGGTGCTGAAGACATCTACGCGCGAGTTGACGCCCGCCGATCCAACCGCGCTTGAAGGTACTAGGGCGGAAAGGTTCATCAGAAGAAGGTGACGAGGACTACTCGACCGGCTCCACCAACTCCACCTGTTCCACCGGTACTAGGAGAAGCTCCGCCGCCGCCTCCTCCACCGCCCGGGAAACCGCCAGCGCCGCCGGCAAAACCGTATACTCCACCCCCACCTCCGCCCGATCCCGCGGCATAGAGGGTCGTCGCGTTAGCCCCAGCTCCGCCCGCAGTACCCACTCCGGCAGCACCACCTCCAAAGCTGGCTTGGTTGTTCGTAACAAGGTATCGACCAGAAGCGCCGCCGCAAACACCGTCGTTTCCTCCTCCAGCGGAGTTTACAAAGCCGCCAACGCCGCCACCGCCTCCGCCGTACAGACTGCCACCACCCGGCTGGCGATTCGCTCCGTCATTACGGACCCCGCCGCCACCGCCTCCGCCCCATTCTGCCGCATAACTTGAACTTCCTGACGCTCCGTTCCCGCCGCCCGCGCCTCCTCCACCAATCGAAAAACCAATGCTCACGGCCGGAAGACCGCCAACAACAGCCGAATCTCCAGTTCCAGTAGTTCCTGCTCCCGCAGTTCCTCCTCCGCCTCCGCCAACTGAAGCTAAGGAAGACGCTCCAGCTTCTCCCCCGCCGCCACCGCCGCCCATACAGTAGACGGATGTCAAATTCGTGATGGGGTCAGCAGCCGCAATCGTGCTGTTGCCTCCGGCGCCCCCGGCGCCGTTGCTAACTCCCGCCGTACCGGACGCACCAACTCGGATGTAAAGCGTGGCCGGCAACTGGTCAGCGGTGTAGATGATTTGCCCGTTTGCACCTCCACCTCCCCCAGCTCCACCATTCCGTTGGGTGGCAACGGCGCTGCCATTCCCACCACCGCCACCTCCGCCTGCGCCGACCGCGATCATCTGCACCGCCTTGGCTCCGGCTGGCTTTGTCCAAGTGTGCAGGGTCCCGGTGGTAGTGTAGGTATTGACCTGCGCGTTGATAGTCAGACCGTCTGGGCCGACTAGTGACGGGGGCTTTATGGCGGATAAATCCATAAGTATTACAGGCGATAGCGAATCATCACGATACCAGCGGAACCAGATCCGCCAGCCCCTCCGGTAATCGCAGGCACACCGACACCGTGACCGCCACCGCCACCGCCACCTCCGCCATTGCCTCGATTGTATCCAGTGGTGTTTGCATTAACGCCAGCAACCCCGCCAGAACCAAATGCATTTCCACCTTTGCCGCCAGAACCCGCTGCTCCACCGGAAGCCGCTCCGCCATTTGCTCCTGTAGTAGATGTATTGGAACCACCACCGCCGCCACCACCACCGCCACCGCCAAATGAATAGGATGTGCCGTTCCAGTTTAGGCTTGTTGCCCCACTGCCTGCGCCGCCAACAGTGCCAGCACCGGGCTCAGTGCCTCCTGGCCCACCAGCGCCACCAGTTGATCCAGCGGAAGGCGATGTAAGCGTTCCAGATACAATCGCAGCGCTGCTTGTGCCTCCAACTCCGCCAACGGTTATGGAGTATGAACTTCCAGTGGCGAAGTAGGTGCCGATAACACTCTCGCTTGAAAGAGTGTATCCACCACCAGCCCCGCCCGCACCGCCGTCAGCGCCATCCGACGTTCCTGTGTCTGCGGGGTCGCCAGCAGTTCCGTTGAACCCTCCGCCGCACACAAAGATTTGAGCGGTGGAAGTGGGAGATGCCGACAGCAACTGGAACGTGCCAGACGAGGTGAAGATGTGCACCCGATACCCGTCGTGGACAAACTCCGTACCACCAGTGGCGATGGTAGGAGATACGAAGAATACCTGTTGAAGAGGCATATTAGCCTAGGCCAGCACCCATAATCACGAACGTGTTGGTGGCAACACAGAGCAGCGTAGCCGCCCCGCGAAGGGCTAGCGTGCGATTGCCCGTACTACCGACTCCAGACAGGTACATCGTAACACCAGTGCCTTGAGTGATGGTGATCGTTGACGCACTGCTATTCACGATTGAAACCACATCTCCGGCATTGAACACGCTTTGTGGCACCGTAACCCCTGCACTGGTGTAGATGTGCTTTCCTAGGTCGGATGCAACTAGGGTGTAGCTGCTGGTCTGGATGTTCTGGTTAATTTTCTGAACACCGCCAACCTCGTTGATGAAATCAACCTCCCACCCAATGGTGGAGTTGATGTACGTCAGGCCAATAGCAGCCGAGATGTTGCAGACTAGGTCTTCTGCAAGGCTGTCGATGTTTGAACCGTTTCGAGCAACCGTGAGATTGTTGGTGGCCCAAGTCTTCTTTGGGTCGTTAATCTCTATGTAGTTGCCAGCAGAGGGCGTGGCCGGAAGTGTAATCGTGAACGCACCACCAGAAGTGTCGGCCAAAAGCCGATCACTAGCGACAGCCGTGTATGCTGAGGTCTTCGTTGCCCAACCGGAAGAGCCACTGCCAGCAGGACCCGTAGGACCCGTGGGGCCCGTGGGACCTGTAGGTCCGGTGACACTGGCTCCAGTGGGACCCGTGGGTCCGGTTGGGCCAGTGCCACCGGTAGCACCAGCGGGGCCAGTAGGCCCGGTGACGCCCTGAATGCCTTGAGCGCCGGTAGGACCAGTGGGTCCTGTAACGCCTTGAATGCCTTGGGGGCCAGTAGGTCCGGTGGGACCAGCACTACCCGTGGCTCCTGCGGGACCAGTGGGTCCAGTAGGTCCAGTGACGCCAGTAGCCCCCGCAGGACCCGTGGGACCAGTGGGGCCAGCAGCACCCGTAGCACCAGCGGGGCCGGTTGGCCCCGTTACGCCCGTAGCTCCCGCAGGGCCTGTAGGACCAGTGACACCCGTGGCTCCAGCAGGTCCAGTAGGACCAGTAACGCCAGCGGCTCCAGCAGGACCCGTGGGACCCGTGACACCTTGAGCGCCAGCAGGGCCAGTCGGGCCGGTGACGCCCGTAGCGCCTGCGGGGCCAGTCGGACCCGTAACGCCCTGAGCGCCCGCAGGACCCGTGGGGCCGGTAACGCCTTGAATACCCTGCGCCCCCGTGGGTCCAGTTGGACCGGTGACGCCCGTGGCTCCTGCCGGACCAGTGGGTCCGGTAGGTCCAGCGGCACCCGTAGCACCAGTAGGACCAGTGGGTCCGGTGGGTCCAACGGCCCCTGAAACATTCAGGGTGGTGCCGGACATAGACAGTCCGGTGCCCAGAGCAATTTCCTCTACGTCTCCAGAACCAGATGCAGAGCCCCGCCCGAGCAGTCTTGATGCCGCAGAGACGTTCTGCATCTTGGCATACGTCACTGCGTCATTGTCGATGGTCCAAGTGGCTCCGGTGCCGCTTACCGTGATGTCGCCCTTGTCGCCATCAACAAGACCGCTGCCGCTCGCTCCCGTAGGGCCGGTGGGACCAGTAGGGCCGGTGGGACCCGTGGGACCCGTGACGCCAACTACAGGGCCCGTTGGGCCGGTAGGGCCTGTAGGACCTGTGGGACCAGTGATGCTAGCACCCGTTGGACCCGTAGGACCAGTGGGACCAGTAACGCCCTGAATGCCCTGAGGCCCAGTGGGACCGGTAGGGCCAGTAACGCCGTTGGCGCCAGCAGGCCCCGTGGGGCCGGTGACGCCAGTGGCACCAGCCGCACCCGTAGGACCCGTGGGGCCAGTGGTGCCGGTGGCGCCCGCAGGTCCAGTTGGTCCAGTTACGCCCTGAATGCCTTGAGGGCCAGTGGGACCCGTAGGACCAGCAGCTCCAGTGGCACCGGCAGGCCCCGTGGGGCCCGTAGCGCCAGCAGCACCAGTCGGTCCAGTTGGGCCCGCTGGACCCGTGACACTAGCCCCCGTGGGACCAGTGGGCCCAGTGGGACCAGTAACACCGGCGGCACCCGCAGCACCAGTAGGGCCGGTGACGCCTTGAGCACCCTGCGGACCAGTGGGACCCGTGGGACCAGTGATGCCCGTAGCTCCCGTAGGACCGGCAGCACCAGTGGCGCCAGCAGGACCTGTTGGGCCCGTGGGGCCAGTGACACCGGCTGCACCAGTTGCACCAGTGGGGCCCGTGGGACCCGTAGTGCCCATAGCACCAGTTGGACCAGTCGGGCCTGCTGCGCCAGTGGCGCCCGTTGGTCCGGTGGGGCCAATTGCTCCGGTGGCTCCAGCAGCACCAGTCGGTCCAGTGGGACCAGTGACACCCTGATAGGTGAGCTGGTAGGCCGTAAGAATGATTGACGGAGTGGCAGGGCGAACAGGGCCGGTGGCAGACGGAAGCTGCTCAACGGACAAGTCGGTGCTGGTCGCACTCCAATAAACCTGAATGTAGTCGTTAGCCGCAAACGTAGCGACGTAATTAACCGTGGCTAGGTTGTGCCCATCAACGCCGCCGTGAGTGCCGGGAACGTCAACTACGCTATTGCTGTCTGCAAGGTCGGTGCCGTTCTTTCTGAGCCAAAGCCTAGCAGTCTGGATTGCGACGTTCTGATTGCTAAGCTGAACAGAAAACGTGATGGAATACGTCCCTGCATAGGTGAACTTCACCTGAGAACCGCTTTGAAGGCTCACCCCGCTCGACTCAAAGGTGGAGCCAATGGTGATAGCCTGAGCGCCAGTGACACTGGTCAACGTCTGGTCGTTAGAGTCGTAGAACGACCCGTAGTAGGACAACGCACCACCCGCACCCGTGGGACCAGTAGGACCCGTTGGCCCGCTGCCACCTGACGCATAGGACAGGCCGGTCCAAGCCGTAGTCCCGTTGCCTAGCTTAAACTTGAGGGTGTCGGTTTCGTAGCCGAGCTGCCCCGCCTCCAGCACTGGATTGTTGCTGGTCCAGTTGGCGGCGGTGTCGCGACGATGGCGAAGGATGGCAGGCGTGCTCATTCAGATGTTCCGTTTTCCAAGTCTACCGTAGATGCGGAGTAGGTGGTGGTGCTTACTCCCTCATCTAGGTCAAAAAGAGACAATATCCCACTGCTGGACCCCTCCGAGAAATCCCAAGCTCCAGAGAGGGTTCCGCCAGCACGCCACCTTCCGTCCTGCCCCAGAACGTGCTGGGTGTCCCGCCTGTATGGCGGAATGGGCTTCCATCCAGCCCCTCTGCCCAAGTCCTCAAGGGACCACTCTCCTCGCAGGTTCTTGACTAACGTATCCTTAGTGATGGAGGGCATAGGGGCTATTCTACCCTATGCCCGTAAACGGCATTTCCTTTGGATTTAAGCCACTTTGGCAGCACGCTTCGACCAGAGAGACCAGCCGACGGCCCCGAGACTTCCCAATGCCCCGGCAATGATCTCAATGGTCCCGGCATCCAGCTCAATGCCCTTGGCAAGGAGCCAGCCGGAAGCGATGCCCAAGGCGTGACGAACAACGGAAGAGAGGACAGAAGAGTTCATTTTTTGATGGGTGTTTCGACCTTCAATTCTAACACCTCAATAACCTGCTTGTTTGGCGTCCATAAATGATACCTAATCGTGGTTAATTGCCTTTAGACGATCATAAATGAGGGCTAAACCCTAGCCGCCAGAAGTCAATCCTAACGATAAGCTCGGGTCTTAGCCGCCACCCTAGCAGGCTGCTTGGAGAACTGCTTCCCCGACCGCATCGCCTTACGCTTGGCGGCATTCGTGGCCGAACGCTCTGAGGGACTGAGGTACGCCCAAGCCTTCTCGGGCAGATAACGCTCCCCTGTCTTAAGGGAGGGCTTTCCGCTGTACGTGCGCCACTTCTGGCGCGTCCAGTCCACCAAAGAACGCTGCTGAGGCTTCAAGACTTGTATCCCCCGCCAGCGTCCTTGTATTCCCGAGCGAGGAACTGCGCCTTGCGGGCGCTCCATTGACCCGACCTGCCACCCTTGGAACCAGCAAGAATACGGCGATAGATGTTCTTACGCAGGCCCGGGCGGGTATACACCCCGGCGCTGTTCACCGTAGACTTCTGGGGCATCTTAGAGCGGACTAATTAGGATTGCAGACCAGAACACACGATCAGCCACCACGGGGGTAAACCCACGGTAGAGGCCACTAACCTTGGGGAGAATAGCGGTTTCAAACACGGTCATAGGTAGTTGAGCTGTTGGATTTCAGCCACCACGGCAGTGGCGCCGGTTTGAACGCCCTTGGCCGCAATGGCGAGCTGTCGGGTCCAATACGCACTGGCACCGTCCTTGTAGAGGAAGCCCTTGGTCGAGGTGGGATTGGTGCCGTCGAACGTCACCCGGGCGTCAGCGCCGTTAAACTGCACCAGAACGTGGCTGGTGTCCGCAGACAACGTGAAGTCGATGACGTTCTCAGCCGTCGTAATCGAGTTCTGAGCGTGCAGCGTATTGTTCTGCGGAATGGCCTGAGACGGGGTGTTGACGATGCGGGCGTTGGACATAGGCCAATTCTAGCACAGGCTGCTACTGCACAGCGGACAGCGCGTTGAAATAGCGATTGTAGTCGAACATCTTGGATCGCATCGAGAACATCTTGATGGCACGATTTATGATAGTAATTCGACTGAGCGACTGGGCGTGATGCAGGGCCGAGGCCATCTCATCCACCGTGTTGCACCGGAAGCCGGTGACGCCATCCTCGACGGACTCAACAAAACCTCCATAATTTGTTGATACCACTGGAGTTCCAGAAAGCTGGGCCTCGCAGGCCACGTTGCCAAATGGCTCAAAGGTGCGCGTGGGGCAGATGAGCACACTAGCCTCGCCAAGGAGCGCCAGCTTCTGATCCAAATCAACCACGCCCAAGTATTCGGCATTTCGCGTTACGAGCTTGGGGTTGCCAAAACCAGCCACCTTGAGGGGCATACCCGCCTTTTGAGCGGCCTCACAGGCCTCTTCGATTCCCTTGGCTGGCGTCACTCGTCCCAAGAACAACGCATACGGCTTCTTGGGTACGTTACGGACATACTCCATATCGTCGTAAAAGGCGTTAATCACGGTGTCGTGCTGGTCAATAGGACGACTGTTGGCCCATCGACCAATGCAGTAGGAGCGCCAAACGTGACTCTCCCACACCTTCCACTTGGAGAAGAAGCCCTCGTAGCCAATCCCATACTCCACCACCTTCAGGTCTGGCAAAGAGTCGGCAATCTGCTTCTGGCAGTTGCCTCCCAGCACGCATACGAAATCCCCGGGCTGCTTCCGCTTGTTTATCTCGTCCACAGCCGTTTGGTTGGTCTTCACCCAAATCGGATGGCCGGTCTGCCAAGACGGGTAGATGTAGTGGCTTCCGCCAGTGATGAGCTTCTGGTCCTCCTCGGTGCTAATCACAACGTGCTCATCACAGATTGCCTGATTCTCAGGCCCGCTGTAGAGGAACACCGTGTGGCCCAAGGTCTTCATCATCCAACAGAACCTGATGGTCTTCTGGCTAAACCCGCAGGCAGAGTAGGCGCGGGTGGTGAAACTCTGCGGCATCGCTACAACGTGGAATCGCATAAAAAAGGCGCACCCATAAGGATGCGCCGTTGAGCTTCGGGTCAATCGAATACTACCGGATGGTAGAGTGACGCGACTGCGTGGAGCTGTGCGACCGGATGCGCTTCCCAATGGTGTTGAAGTTGCGTTGGTTCATCACGTTCTCCAGCTCCAACGCCAACAGCGACTCGGCATAGCCATCCTCAGCCGCAGCCTTCTCGTTCTGGCCATCATACCGGAGGAAGTCGGCAAAGGCCCCGTGCGCAGCATACTGGAAGAACTCCTGCGGCACCTGCGTGTTGGTCGTGGTGTTGTAGTCCCCGTCCCAGCGCTTCTTGTAGTCCACGTACACCGTCGTTACGTCGTCTGGCTTGGACAGAATGGTGGCCCCGCCATTGGTGACGTAGAACGAATACTCAGGCACAGAGTAGGTGCCGTAGGGCGATTCCCGATAGATGCGCAGGAACGTATCTATGGGCTCCAAGGTGGCCTGCGTAAACGGCACCAGCCCGCCCGAGACGGCACGAGCTTCACCCGTGACCAAGTAGCGGGGCCAGTGCTGGTTGCGCCGATAAGCGTTGTAGAGTCTCCGGTTGATGAACGACGACACCAGCGCCGTCTCCTCCGTCGTAAAGGCGGTGTTTCCGGTGAGCCCCTTGGTGAGCGTCAGGAGATTGCTGAAGGTGTCGGTTTGCATCAGACGCGATTGGGAGCCAGATGGGGGAACTTCTTCTGGTGGTAGCGGATGAACTCCTTGCTGTTCACCTCCTGCCGACCAAACTTACGAATCAGGCGGAAATACTCGTCGGCGGGATAGAACGCCACCGCCTTGCCCAGCCCGGGAACGGTCTTGTGCTTCTTCCACTTCTGAGCCTCGTGGGCAGCAAGAATCTCCTCCTTCTTCTGGTTCACCTTCACCAGCTCAAAGCCGGTGCGAATCTCTCGGATCAGGGCATCCTTTACCGCGCCCTCCCCGGGCAAGCTGGTGATGATGTGCATAAAAAAGGGCTCCCCCGTGTGGAGGAGCCCCATTGTAACAGCCCGCTAGGCTCGTTAGGAGAACTTAGCGAGGTCGATGATGCGCAGGCCGATGACGAACTCGCCAGCGGTGATCGACGCGATAGCCGAGTCGGTCAGCTTCAGGTAAACGTCCTGAACCGCCGCACCAGCCTTCGCAGCCTGACTGAGGCCGGTGGTGGTCGTCGCGGTGCCGAGCTGATACTGGTCACCCGTGTTGAACACAGGAGTCGTCATCGCGTCAGCATCGAGCGCGTTGATGAACTCATCGGGATCGGCAATCGTCGTGCCGACATCAAGCACCAGCGTGGTCGTGCCAGCAACCGCCACCGTCTTGGCGACGCCAACCAGCTCAACCGCACCGTGCGCAGGAATCTGGGCAAGGATCATCGTACCACCGTTGCCGATGGCCTTCAGATCATTGTAATCCAGACGAATGACATCGGTGAATGCACCGAGTTCGTTAACAGCAACTTTAGCCATTGTAATGGTCTCCTTGGTTAGGGTTTAGCTGAGGACGGTGATCTTGCCGTGAGCGGCAGGATGCGCCACCTTGAGGGTGCCGGTCCAGTCCACGTAGCCACGCTCACCACCGCCACCGTTCTGGAGGCGGGTCGAACCGAGCGGGATAAGCTCACCCACCGCGTAGAAGTCGGGGTTGATGAGGTAGCCGGTGTCCTTGTTGGTCGTGTCAGGAGCGCAATCGGGATTCATATCCACGATGGTGATGATGCCGTGGTCAGACTGATACTGACCAACCGCGAGCTTGATAAGGCCCGAGGAGCTGTCGGCATTGTAGTTGCGCAGCGCACCGCTGGTCGTGTCGGCGCGGGCGAAGTCCGTCACCACCCGGCGAAGAGCGGTGTCGGCCAGCAGCGTGAGGCTGTTGGTCGCGCCGTTCTGCCGGTAGACGGAGGTGATGAGGTTGTTCAGCGCCGTTTCGTTGAACGTGCCCGAGGCGTGGATGGAGCCAGCCGGGGTGCGGTAGTCGGCGGGAACGTCCGCCGGACCAGCCGAATCAACCCAGTTGCCAAAGCCGCGCATCGTGTAGGCGACGCCGCCACCGTTCTCGGCAGCGCGATTCTGCGTGCCGAGGAGGGTCTTCTCGACGTCACGCTTCAGCTCCTTGACGGCCTTCATCTCCGCACGAGCGATGTCCTGCGGGCCAACCGAGGAGACGGCCTGCTGGAAGTCGCTGACGCGGAAGGACCGGCGGCGCTTGTGGATGTAGTTGCCGAGACGGGCAACCGACTCAAACTTGTCGTCGAAGTCGGTGACGTCAGCACCTTCGGTGATCGCGTCGGAGACCGGCGCGGCAAGCTTGTCAACGCCCCACTCAACGAAGGTGGCGTTGCACTTGAACTTGTCAGCCGCGCTCAGGAACGGGGTGTCCGAGGGCGCGAGCGTGTTAATGGCGTCGTGAAGGTCCTCACGGTTGAGGGCCGCGGCGCCGGGGCTGGTGGTATCGTAGGTAGCGGAGAACGACATAACTAATTATTGTTTACTGCGTTTAGAGATTTGTGCTGCGCGGAGGGCAATGAAGTCGTTAGGGCTTCCAGTTTTCTTAAACCGGCTTTCGATATCCTTGAGCTGGCGATCCAGACGGCTTTCGGGCCGTTCTGAAGCTCCAGCAACTTGGGACGGGGTGGACGGAGGCGACAGCGCGGGAGTTTTGGGCTTAGAGTCCATCTCCAACGTGCGCCGCCCGTAGATCGAGTTGGCAGCGTGAGCCACCAAGTATTCGATCTGCGGGGCAATCTCGGGGACCAATTCCTTCGCTCGCTTGAGGCGAGGATCACTCACCATAGCTTCATAGCGCTTACGAGTGTCATTGTCGTCACCAGCCATCCAAGGCAGCTCGTTCGTGGCTAGTGCCTTGAACTGCTGCTCCATCCCCTGCCGCTGTGCTCGGAGCTGAAGCTCTTTCCACTGGGCCGGGATGTATTTGGTCTGACGACGACGAGCGTTGCGGAGCATTTCCCGCATCTGCATCTTGGTGTAGGGCTTGCCGTCGTCACTTGTGTAGACGACTTCATCACTACCAAGGTCCTCAGCCTTGAAGAGGATGTCCTCTGCCGACTCGACGAAACTGTCCACCTCTTCCTTCTGCTTTTGCAGCTCTTCGACGGTGACAATCGACTCGTAGGGGTTGTCCTCAACCTTGGCTTCAGGGAGCTGCTGTCTGGTTTGCGCGATGGCAAGTTCCAGAGCTGCTGCCTTCTCCTCCGCCAGCTTGCGCTTGGCAGTGAGTTCGGCAATGCGTTTGAGCAGCCCGCTCTTGCCCTTCTGGGCAAGCTCGGAAATCTCCTCGTCCGTAAGGTCCTCGATGTCCTTTGAAAGAACCTCCTTCTGGGGTGCGGCCTCGGATTCAGTGGTGCCCTCCTTGGGCGCTTCCACCTTCTCCTCAACCTCCCCTGCGGGAGCCGGTTCAGACTGCGCGGACTTGCCGCCCAGTTTGGCAATTCGGGCCGACAAGAAGGCGGCTTCCGAAGTTGGCTTGTTTTCCACGGCTGGTTTAGCGTCTGCCGCGTCTGACGTAACGACTTCTGACATAGGTTTTCCCGCCATCTTTGCGCCTTGGCGACTGCGAATTGAGCGGGATGCTAACACACGATTTTGATGCTTGACCCAAAATCGCCCTAGTCGTCACTTAGGGTATGGACCCTAAGAGCCTAGAACGTCTCCACAACAACGAGGACTTCCTTGCCTTCTTGGAGGACGTTCAGTCCCAGCGCGAAGGCTGGATTGGCCAGCTTCACGACCGCACCACGGACTCGGTGCAACAGATTGCAGGACGCATCTGCGCCTTGGACGATGTCCTCGGCGCAGGCAAATACAAGGAGTTGAAGGCTAAGTGGACCTCGCTCAGGCTGTAAGGCCCTGAGTTTGGACCTCGCCCATCTGGGCAGGAGCCGTACCAATCCGCCCAATCTGGGCGTTCTGCATCTGCTGCATCTGGAACTGGTACTGCTGCATATACTTCTCCAGACGGGTCTTGAACGCCTCGTCCTGCTGGAAGCGCTGCATAACGTCCGGCTGCTGCATATACTGCTGGATGGTTTGCATCGCCACCTGAGCACCGTTGGGTCGAGCACCCACCTCAATGCCAGCGTAGATTTTGGACAGATCGTCCGTCACCTGCTTCACAATCTGCTGCTGTGACTCCTCGGCAGGCTGGAGCACGGCATCGGCCAACACGGGGTTGATGGACGAGGCCATCGCCTCCAGCAGTCGGTCCATATTAATCCGCCCGTTGCGGTCAAACTGAACGAGGCTGACAAACTGGTTCAGTTGCGTCTCAAGGTTCTCGGGGTCGGCGGAGAGAACGTCGTAATTGACCACGATGTCGAAGTTCTCATTCGGGTCGCCACGCGAGAAGCGTTGCGGATCGGACACGCCCGTGACGCGGAAGAACACTTCCTCGGGGCCGAAGCGCTGATAGCACTTGAAGGCCAGACGCATAACGTCCCGAACGTGCGTCAGGAACTTGTCCACGAAGTGCTGCTGGCGGATACGGCTCATCGGGTTCTCGTGGTCGAGACCCATAATGCTGTTGGCCTGCTGCATCATCGTGTTCTCCAGCTCCACCGAGCCGGGGTTGAACGGAGGCGTGGGGCCAAACTGAATCTCGCCCATCCGGCGGTAGGGGATGCGGGCAGCGGGGCCGTAGTCCGTGGGCGGCTGGCCCGTCACCGGATAGAGCAGCGGCGGAATCGTGGCCATACTGTTCCGGTCGGAACGGCTGTCACGCTCGCCCTTAATCTGCCACTGAAGGCCAATGAGCTGCTCAGGCACCGTAGCCAGCTCGTACAGGCGCTTGTTGTCCTCAAACAGTTTGGTGACGACAAACGGGTAGTCGTCGTAGCCGTTCATCAGCTCAAACTTGGCATACTTAGGCTCGTCCGAGCGACCCGTGTAACGCTGATGGAACACCGTGCAGTAGATGCCCTGCGCGTTCTCCTCCTTGTCCACCATTCGCTGGTAGGCGTAGATCACCTCGTACAACTCGTTCGTCATCTCCTGCGCCGAGCGGTTGGTTTGGGTGTTCGTCCGAGGATCAGTGAGGTCGATGCTGACGGGCTGCGTGGCCGTTACGTGGTCCACCCACTCCTCGTCCCAGCCCTCCGTCGCCACCTTGTTGTGCAGCTCCTGAGCCGTGTGCAGGACGCGGAAAAAGCAATACGGGGCACGCTGGTAGTCGGTGGTGTAGGCCGGGAAGAATACGTCCCCGTCAGGCGCACAAGCCATCGTGCACGGCGCGTTAATCGACTGACGCACCACGGACAACTCTGCGCTGCCCGTATCCCGCAGCTTCTTCACGGCCACCTTGGCCTTCTTCAGGGTGACGCCCTTGAACTGCTGCGTAAACAAGTTGGCAATCTGATCGTCGGACCTTCCCTCAATGATGAGGTTGGCCATATCGGGGCTCATCTGCGCGATCTGCTGGAGGTCGAGCCGCTGCATAAACGTGCGGTCCTCCTTCTTCCAGCCCACGTAGGTCACCATAATCCCACGCTCAAACAGGTAGTTGGCCCCCAGCTCCATCTGCCGCTTGAAGTCGGGGATGTAGCTACTCACCATCCACTTCAGGAACGCGGATGTCACCCGAGCGCGCCCGAGGTCACTCACCTCTACGGGGTAGGCGCGGATGTTCGCCCGCGAGAGCGCCGACATACACAGCGCAACGTAAGTATTGATGAAGTTGTTGATGAGGGGCACCTCGGTGTCCGACGCGCCTTCAAACGGGAAGGCTTCGGGTCCCCACTTACGGAGGTCCTTGGCTTTGTTGGGCCAGATGCAACGGCGGTAGTCGAAGCTGTCACGGGTGGAGCTAAGATACCAAGCCAAGTCGTTCACCGTCCGGTCATAGGCGGTCTTCAGGGCAAGAACGTCAGGCTGCTTGCCGACGTATGTGAGGGCCTCGGTGGTGTTCGTATTCATTCCTGTGGGCGTAGCTTGCGCTGAAGTCCGACTATGATTTTGTTGCTGAAAGACTTGTTGGCACCCACCTTGTCGGCCAGAAGCTCAGGGGCAATTGGCTGATAGCAGGCGCTCAAGGTCCGCGTGAGGATTTCAAACCCGAGCAGACGGTCCATCTGCTCGGCTTGCCACGCCGGATTTAGGGTCGGGTCAACGCCCGCCAAGAGCTTCGTGTCGGTATGATTTTCCACCGCTGGCGTCTTCAATGACATCTACGTTGATTAGCTTGCCAACCAGCCTATCACACCAACTGGGTTTGACGGCCACCAACACCTTCTCTCCAAGGCCCGTTTCGGGGATGCAGTAAATCCAATGTGGGTTGGGAGCCGCCTTGATGGCGCGTACACGTATGCGCTTGGGCACCGCCAAGGGCACAGCTAAGGCCAATCGCACCTTGTCCGCCCCTGCGCGTGTAAACCACTTCTTGCCGTCGATGGTTGCGTGCTCGTCAGGGGCCAACTTCTCGTCTCGGATGCGAGCAAGCTCAAAACGAGTGATCTTCAGCTCGTCCGCGAGGTCCTTGAAGGACACTAGGTTAGTAGAATGCATTCTTAGGGCGGGTTATGGCCATCTGGCCGGGGGAAATATGCCTAATGTCGGCTATGGCAGCATACCGGAGGACATCCACGGGGTCTTTCCACGCCTCATCCAGCCCACCCTCAGCCGTATACTCCTGAATGGCCGTGATGATGTTCTGACAGCGGTTGCTGATGTAGATGCGGGGCCGGTTGACGCTGTCCATCGGCTTCTTGCGGTCGTAAGCCATCTTGGTTTGCAGCGCCTGAAGCCCATCCTCGATGTCCAACCCCGGTGCGGGCACAAACACCAACGCATTGTCGCTCAAATCCTCGATGATGGACGACGCGCCGTTCTGGGTTTGGTACTTTTGGGCACCTAGGCGGGGGTCGATGAGTCTTTCAAGGGGCTTGAGCCCCAAGTCCTGCTCAATCTGGCCAATCAGAGTGACATAGTCGCCTATTCCATACCCCAAGCCCTTGGCACCGGGGCCATTCATCCACTTCCCGCCCCGCATCTCAGCCCACTCACCCACATTGATGTCGGGCCACTCAGCCACCACGTACCAAGTGTCGCTGGGATCGACCACAATCCAGCACATAAACCAGTTTTTGCGCCCCGCAGGGTCCAGCACCATATAGTGGGTGCAGTCCTTCTTGGGTATCTTCTCCGGTTCAATGACGTTCACCTCAAGGGAGAAGCCCGGGAAGCGCGTGGTGAGCGTCTTGGTGGGCACGCCATAGGCCGCAGTGAGCGTGTAGGCGTCGTCGCCCTTTGCCTTACACTGCTCGGCAATGCTGGCATACCCAGACCAAGGGTTGTCCTTGCTGTGGAAGTAGACGATGCCTGTGTTCTTGGGCTCGTTCTCCTGAAGGTAGGGCACCTCTATGTTCCGCAACAGCTCAGCCCGCCTCGACTCGATGGTCTTTGCCCCGTCCAAGTAGTAGCGCACCGTCTCCGTCGTCCCGTCCTTGGGGGTGAACGTCAGCAGCAGCTTAGACCCACGGGTGGCCAGACGCAGGTAGAGCCGGTCCAGCATCTCCATCCCCATCAGGTATTCGTCGCACCACGCCCCGACGTTCGTCCACTTGGGGCTCAGGCTCCCCAGCTCCATACCCTCAAGGATGGTTTGGTTCTGCTGATACTGGCTGTACGTCTTGAAGATGATGCGGCTACGGTTGGGCAGCACCAAGCTGTTCCCCGCAAAGCCATTCTGCATCGAATAGCTGATGTAGTGGGTTTCCTCAGTAGCCTTCTTCTTCAGCTCCAGCGGCAGGTAGGTGTAGACGGCACTCTGCTGCACCAGAATGGAAGTCTCCTGATTCTGGCTGAAGCAATAAAGGAGACTCTCCTCGTTTTCCAGCGCCGCCTTCACCACCGTCTTGGCCCCAAACATTGTCTTGCCGCTACGGTTGGCCCCGAGCAGGAGCAGCGTCTTGCGCTTAGCCAGCATCTCCTCCGCCTTCTTCCAGTGGGGCAGGTCCCACCCATAGCGGTAGGGGTCGCGCCTGCTATTGGCAATGGCCGAATGGTAAAGCTCGTGGAGCTTGAGGACATCCTCGGGCTCCATCTGGACCAACTCCTTGTCGGAGGGGGCCTTGAGGATTTCGTGCTTCTGCCAAACTAGGCTCATTTAGCCTTCCACAGGGCGTAGGGGTGGCAGGACATCCCAAGCGTCAGTTCCTCCACCAAATCATACTTGTCCTGCAAGAGGGGCAGGTAGGAGGGGTGTCCGTCCTGATGGCAGAGATAGGCGTTGTTGTTGGCTAGTTGCCCGTGACTCACCGTGAACAGGAAGGGCACCTTCAGCAGCTTCAATATCTCTAGCCAGCAGGCAATCGAGGCCAACGAGCACTCATTCCAGCTATGGATGTTCACCGCCACATCCAGCAAGGGCTTCTGCTCCAAGAGCTGCTCAGGACTCACTACGTGAACGTTCCCAGTGTGGACGTACGTCTTAACGTACGTCCGACAGACTCGCTGACTCACCTCCACCCCATCCGTGCACCAGTAGTCCCTGACATAGGAAGACGCGCTGACGGCAAGCCGCCCATACCCAGCTCCAATGTCCAAGAAGTTGCGATTGAGTAGCCCGTGCTTGTTCAGGAACCAAAGCTCCGTGTTGGAATCCAGCCACTGGCGGGTGACGGGGCCAAACGCCTCGGTGGGCACACACCTAGCGCCGTGGTTGACATCCCGCAACCGGCCATAGAAGTCGAACGGAAACTCGTCCCAACAATCAATCCAGTTGGCTATCTCATCAAACTCCTCGGGCCTCTGGCTATCCTGCTCCACAAAGACAGGGCTCTTCGCATACTGGTCCCCGGCAGCGACAACCATCTGCTGCCACTGGTCCCACATCGCCAAGCTCTTAACTCCCGCTACTAGGTGATTCATTGGTTACGTTCTTGGTTACAACTTCCAAAGCGTCAGCCCTGAGCTTGGCCCTAGCCTCCTCAATTGCCTTACGGGCATCCTCAATCGAAGGAGCCCCACCCTTGTGCTCAATGGTCACCCGATTGCCGTCCGTGGCCATAAAGAACTTATCGGCATAGATGCCGTAGCTCATAGCCAAGTCCCTGATGTTCACACGCTTCAGGGCCCCCTCGTCCTCCGCCAGCATCTTCATCTTCTCCTGCTGGAGCATCCTCGCCCCCTCAATCAGCTCCATCGCATCCTGCGCCACAATCTCCTTCCGCTTCTCTATCAAGCCTTTATGCCGAGCCCGCAGGCCCACCAGCGTGTACCAATCCACCCCCTCGTCACGCACAATGCTCTTCCAGCTCCTGCCCTCAGCCATCAACTCCAACAACCTAGCCGCCCGCTCAGGCTGACGCGCCTCAATGCTACGGCCATTCTCCCCAGCCGCCACTATGGCCTTGGCCACTTCCTTCCTTATGGCAGCTCGTTCACCCATACCCCTGTGTAGGGAATACTGCCCAGTTTTGTCAACATCCACAGCCATAAATCATAAATGGAATCTTTGTACTAAACCAGCGTAACTTTTGGTGCCTCCCCCCCGTCCCCTACTCCTTTCAATCCCCGGGAAACCCACAGGAACTCCTTCCGTTACCGGGCGACTGTGTAAATTTTTTTGAACCGACTGGGTGGACCCGATAATGGGCGACCCCCGAGCGCAGCGGTGACCCCCTCCCCCCCCCTGTGAGTCTGCGAACGCTGTTATCCCCCGCGGGGCGTTCCGGGGGGCCGGAATGTCTCACATACGCGGGAAGAGTGAGCAATTCAACCGTTTCCCGGCCCTTTTGGGGTGCCCTTCCCTCCCCTTTCGGCCCTTTTGGGGTTCGCTGCCACTCCCCTGCCCTGCCGGGAGCCACTCCCCTGCCCTGCCGGGGGGGGGCGTGGGGCACGGAAAAGCCCCGGCTTGGCGGGCCGGGGCTTGTGGGTGTTGGGCTTGGTGGGCTTAGGCGGGCGGGTCGCGGGGGTCTCGCCCGTCCGCGGGCGGCGGGTTGTGCCTGCCCGAGGTGCCGCTCACGACGAGGAGCAGCGCCCAGCAAACGAGGGCCAGCGCGATGACGGCGCCAACTATGACATCGAGGGCGCGGCTCATCGGGAGGCCTCCGTGATGTGCACCATCAGGGCGTGCATGTCGGTGCAGCGCTCGATGCGCCCGCGCACGGCGATGGCCATCGCTTCCTCATCGAGGTGGGCGGCGGCGTCATCGCCGCAGCCGGTCACGACGCCATCACATACCCAGATGCGCGGCTCGCTTTGGGCGGCGAGCCAGCGTAGCGCGGGGCCATCGACAATGTTGCCCATGCCCACATCCCTGATACGTTGCTCGATGGCGGCGCTGGATGCGCAGCGCCCACCCTTGGCGATAACCGAGATAACGCCGCCGTCATTGCGGCCCGAATAAATCGCGACGGTCGCGGCGGGCAGCTTGGCGAGCACGGCATGCACATCGGAGGCCTCAAGGTTCATGGAGCCCGAGGTGTCCACCAATATGGTGCCGCCCTTCGCGGCACGCTGCACCGTGCGCCGGTAGCATCGGCCATCCGTCAGGGCGCGGCGGATGGAACCGAGGCGGGAGCCAACGGGGACCGCGAGCTTGCGCCTCTGGGCGGCGGTTGCGGTTGCGTGCTCGGTCATGGGCAGCGGCGGCATGCTATCGAGCGTGCCCCAGTTGAGCGACTGATCGCCGGTGCGCAGCGGGCGCGATACGCCCTCATGCCCCGGCGGCAGTTCGGTGACGGCATTAAGGCGGCGGCGGAAATACGCCGCAGCGGGGCCGACAAGGCGGAACGGGAAGCGACCCTGCCGCGCCGGGGGGCGGCGCTTTGGGCGGAGCATCAGCGCGGTAGCCTGCGCGATGCTCTGGGCGCGATCGAGCACATCGGAGAGCACGTGCAGATCACGGTCGGCCGAGCGTCCGGCAGCGTTGGCCTCGGCGATGGTGAGCCGGCACAACTGCCCGCGCAGCGCCTTAACCTCTAGCCCGCATTCGGTGTTATCGAGTCGGGCGTCGTTCTTGCCAAAGCCCAAGGCCATGCTTTGCAGGCATAACATGGCATATGGGGCCAGAAGCTTTTCGGGTTTCGGCTCGGGGCCTTTGATGTGCTCAAACCATTCCTGCGCCCGCGCGGCGATCCGCTCCGCGCCGTCGCGGGGGATGGCACCGAGGCCAGCGTCGCGGAGGAGCGTTAGTATGCGGCAATCCTCGACCAACTGCACATCGAGGACGGTTGCGGGAGCGTTGGCCTTGGCGATGCGCCCGGGGTTGGATTTGCGCGGAGTCCACCGTGCGTGGCCCATCTCATGCACGGCGACCCAGCGGGCGGCGTGGTCCTCGCGATGCAGCACGCGCATGGTGCGGTCATCCAGATTGGTGGAGCCCTCGGTGGAGCCTATCGGCGGGGCCTCGGTGACAATCCAGCCAAGGCCGTCGATGGCTCCCGGGATCGGGCGCGGGTCGGCGATGTTTTGCGTGGTCATGGCTGGATTAGGCGTTGGCGACGACGAGGGAATCGAGCACGGCGGAAGCGCGTGAGCCGAACACTAGCTCGGCGGCGGTGTCGGTGCTCATGCAGCCGCGAAGCTCAGCGAAAGCGCGCCACTGGCGCATCGTGATTTTGGGGTCTGAATTCCATGTGGAAGCCGCAGCCTTGCGCAAGTCCTCGGGGAGGGCCGCGATGGCGGCAGGGTGCGGCTGGTTGACATGCACGCGCACGCTGAAACGGTCGGCGACGCCCTCGCTCCGAAAAGCCTCGGCGGGGTCGGCGTTTGTCGTCGCGATGCAATGGAATCCCTGCGCGGGCCTGACGGTCTCACCGGCGGCGGTGACGTAAACGGCGGAGCCGCTTTCGTCCGCGATGGTGTGCAGCGCGCTTTCCGCGTCTCCGTTGGCCTTGTCGGCCTCGTTCACAACCAACCTCGCGCCGCAGCGCCAAGCCCGCAGGGCGGGGCCGTCATTCCAGCGAAAGCCGTCGGGCGTGGAGATATAGTAACCCATGAGGTCGGCGGCGCTGGTGTCGCTGGTGAGCGTCACCGTGATGGGCTCGGGTGCCCCCTGCTTTAGGCCAACGCGTTGGGCAGCGTAAGTCTTTCCGGTCCCGGCGGGGCCATGTAAGCAGGCGGTGCGGTTTGCGGTCAGGATCGCTTCGGCCAGAGCCCAGCAGCGGGCGATTACGTTTTCCGTGTTCATGTGTGTGTCGCGTAGTCTCCCGGGGTCAGCCGGGGCCGATAGCGTCGGCGGCGACCGGGCGGAATGTGCCCGGTCCCGCCGTTATGGGGGGTGAGGGGAGCGGGTCGAGCCAATTCCTCCTGACTGTTTTGACAGTCGGGGCTAGGCTGAGAGTGAGTCTCATTATCCTTGGGGGCAGGGCCGGGTCCGGCAGGGTAGGGGA